CAATTGACGCAACTGCTGATACACATGGCTATTCTAGTATAGTAGATTCTGGTGGTTCTACAGCAACTTGGTTTGTTTATGAGTTTAAAAATGAAACTCCAACTTTAAATATTACTGCAACTAAAGAAAATGGTTCTACTGCTTTCGAATGTGCATTATCTTTTATGTTACCAAGAATGAATGATCCTAAGTTTCATGAATTACAAAAGATGCTTAATGAGTGTATGATGGCAATTGTGACTGACACAAATGGTACAAATTTTGTTGTAGGATTAAGTGAAAGATTTAGAAATGAAGATGTTTTAGTTAGAAATCAAACTTACTTAAATCTTGCAGGTATGGAAGGTACTACTGGTGCAGCGTATAGTGATGAGAATATGATAACTATTAATTTAGTAGCAAGACAATTTGAATTACCAAGATTATACTCTGGTACTTTGACTGTTGATACATCAAATTTAACAGCGACTACTAGTTAATATAAAAATTAAGATATAATAATAGGTTGAACTTTGTTCGTAAAAGTATAAACCTTATCCTATTAATATCTTTTTTTTTTAAAATGTGTGATTGTAACAATAATATATTAAATTCACAACATTTAAAAATATATACAATTATGGCAAAATATAAAGCAGTATTATCATCTGGAGTTTCTTATAAAGGTGATTTTAAAATAAAATGGTCAACAGCAAGTCAAGAAGAATTAGCTTATGCTTATGAAGATTTAGGTATGACTAATTTAGTAGAAAAAATATCAACTACAACTAAAAAAGATGAGCCAAAGAAAAAAAGCAGTAAAAAGTCAAGTAAAAACAAATCAAAAGACTAATACTTTTGAGTTTGGTGTTTTTAACTTAGCTATACCAGAACATATTGAAGAACCTTTAGACTTATCAAGAGTAAGAACTAAGTTTATACCTTTTGGTACAAATAACTTATTTCCTCAATATTTAGCTGAATTAAAAAGAAAATCTTCTACTCACAGAAGTGTTTTAGCACAAAAAGCTGTATTCACAAGTGGTGCTAAATTCGTTACAAATAACGAAGAAATAAAAGATTATATTAAAGATGTAAATGCAGATGGTGAGTCTCTAAGAGATGTATTTAAAAAATTAGCAGATGATTATTACACTTTTGGTAATGCTTATGTAGAAGGTGTGTTATATGATGGTGGTTTAAATTTATATCATTTAGATGCAACTACTGTTAGAATGTCTAAGAATAAAAAAGAAGTCTATGTACATCCTGATTGGGCAAAGTACAACACAATGAAAGACAAACTATCTATCATACCTTTATACCCAAGTGTTAGAGGTAACAGATTTGTTCTACAATTTAAAGATTATGAACCAACCTTTACTTTTTATGGTTTACCAGATTACATAGCTGCACTTGAGCATGTAGCAGTAGATTATGAGATAGGTAAATGGAATCACACTAAATTTAAAAATGGTTTTCAACCATCAGCAATAGTTGAGATTAGTGGTGACATGGGAGAAAAAGAAGCAAAGCAGTTAGTAAAAGAAGCACAAAGAAAATTTGTTGGAGATGGTAACAATGGCAAAATAATGTTTATAGTAAAAAATGGTGACACTTCTCCTGCTAACGTAAATATTATTAAAGATGACCAAGAAGGTAGTTGGATAGATTTACAACGTATTACAGATCAAAATATTGTAACAGCACATAGATGGCAACCATCTTTGAGTGGTTTAGTATCTAGTGGTAAAATGAACAATACAGGTAGTGAAATAAGAATAGCTTATGATTTAGCAATGACTACTGTAATTAAAGATACATCTGATTTATTATTAAATGGTATTAGAAAATTATTATTTAAAGAATTAGGGTATTTACCAGAAGATTTGGTAATACAGTATGAGCCACCTATTAGTTTTGCTACGCAAATAGATCCTTCTAAAGTTTTAACTATAAACGAGCAAAGAAGAATGTTAGATGAAGATTTACCTATGTTAGAAGAAGGTAATATGTTCTTGACTGATAGAGAGCAAATTATAGTAACAAGAGATGATGATGATGATAGTCCAGATGAGGATGAGAGTTTACAGGTAACAGAAATTGAAACTAATAACGAATAATATATATGGCAAACGTAAATCAATATTCTACTTTAGTAACTTCAGCAGAAGTAATCAGTAATAGTTTTACAAATGCTAACACAGATACTGCATTAATATCTACAAACACAATATTACTTGCAGAGTTAGCACACATAAAACCTGCATTAGGTAAAAAGTTTTATGAAGAAATAAAAACACAACATCATAATGGTACTTTAACTACTGCAAATCAAACATTGATGGATGACTTTCTTACTAGAACTTTATGTTGGTTTGTAAGGTTTGAAGTGATAAGCGAAGTACAAAATAATAGCACAAGTGCAGGTATTGTAAATAATATAGATGAGTTTGCTACTATTATAGATCCTTCTGAACTAAATGCATATAAACAAGATACATATAGAAAATCAGAAATATATTTAAAAGATATGATAGATTATATGGAAGATGAGGATCAAGATGGTCAATATCCTACATATGAATCAGATAGACCAAGAAGGGGTCATACATATAAAAATCATGGTATAATTATGTATGATAGTATTTATCAAACACCAAGAACATATACAAGTTGGAAAGATTTTTGTCCATGTGATGATTGTTAAATAAAATAAATTATGGCTGCAAACGAACATAAAAATTTACAAGATGCTAACAGGCATAACCCAAAAGGGTTTGAAGCTGCAACAAATGATACAGTTTTGTCTAAAGGTGCAAGTGATGGTAGTGGCACAACAGATGGTAGTTTAGAGTATATATCTAAGTCTTTAGTTGGTGTAACAAACTATAAGATGCAAGGTTACATAGGTGCAGGATTAAATAATTATTCTTATGGTGAGGATTTAGCTGATAATAAAGCACCATATCAATGGGATCAGGATTATGGTGCTACTGCAGTAGCTTCAGGGTCAATATTGCCTAAAAACTTTTTTAGAGCAGGTTCAGGTCATGTAGTACCTTTTGCATCTACAGTACAAAGGATTAAAGGTTGGCTAACAAGTGATGGTACAAATGCAGTTACCATAGCTATTTGTAAAATAACACCTGTAGCTGATAGTACATCTAATGTAGTACCTGTGGTTGTAGATGAGATTGCAGTAACAGGTTTAGGTAATGACAGTAAATTAGTAGCTTTTGAAGAAACAACAATTACATCAGCATCTTTAGCAGCAGGTGATATTTTATTTCCAATGTTTAAAGAAGGTGGTGGTGCAGGATCAGAGATTTTTGTAAACTTAACAGTAGAAACATATACATATTAAAAAAATAAAACATGGCAACAACAGTAGAAACAGCAGATTTAACAGTAACAATAACAGAAAATTATTCATTAATGGGTACAGATTATGGTAGCACTTGTACAAAAACATATACTACAAATGGTGAAGTAATACAAAGATTAATGAGTATCGCAGGTAAAGGAGGTGAAAGTACAACTTTTACAGATATATTAACATTAAGCACAGTAGATGGTCAGGGTCAGGTAGTAAAAGCAGATTATAAATATTTTAGAATAAAAAATTTAGATGATACTAATAATTTAAATCTTAGATTGTATAATGGTGCAGATTATGTATATTTTAAAGTAGAGCCATATTGTGCAGTAGTTTTAATGTCACCTGATTTAGATGCAACTACAGCAACAGGTGCTGTAACTTTTGCAGACATACAAAGAATTTCTGGTCAATCATCACATGCAACAGATGCAGTAGATGTAGAATTTATTATAGTTACTACGTAAGATGGCTAAAAAACGTAAACTTAACTCACGTAACCCTAAGTATGGTGGTGTGGAGGTAAAAGAAGATAAGTACAAAAAAGAGTTTGTACATGAAGTTAAAGGAGTAAAAATTTATAAATTACACAGTATATAATTATGCCTTGTTACGAATGTGAAAATGGTAAATGGAAGTTTGGTGAAACTGGTAGATGTCAGTATTCTACTAAATCAGAGTGTGAAACTGCTAACAAAGATTATTATGCAGAAGAAACTTATGATGATTATCCACAAGCTGCAAGTACAAATGCCAAAAGAGCAATTAAGTACAAAGAAGAAAATGGAAGTTCTTGTGGAACTATTGTGGGGTGGACAAGAGCCAGACAAATCTCAAACAGAGAAAAGTTGACAAGGAGAACGATTGCAAGGGTTGCATCCTTTAAAAGACATCAACAACACAAAGATGTGCCTTATGATGAGGGTTGTGGAGGTATAATGTGGGATGCTTGGGGAGGATCAGAAATGATAGAGTGGGCAATAAAAAAATTAGATCAAATTGATAATCCTAAGAATCAAGAAAAAAGAGAAGTAAGTGATAGAATAAAAGCAACACTTAAAAATAAAATGGAGAAGCATAATGAAGATGTAAAGGACTTGAAGAAAGATTGGAATCCAAGAGTAACAGTAGCAAAATTAGAAAAAGTTTTTTTAAGAGGTGTTGGTGCTTATTATACTAATCCAGAAAGCGTAAGAGAGGGTATTACAGGGCCAGATCAATGGGCAATAGCCAGAGTAAACTCTTTCTTGTTTGCAATGAGAAATGGTAGGTATAGAAGTGGTAAACATGACACAGATTTATTACCAGACAAACATCCTATGAAAAACACAAAAAAAGAAAAAAACAATATGGAAAAAGAAAAAAAATATTATAGTGATGATGAGCATGATTATCATTTACATTTGACAGAAAAAATGATGGCAGAATTACACACACTCGGTGAATTAGAAATTATGGTAGAAGAAGGAGACGAAAGAATGGTAATTAAGTTAACTTATGGCGATCAAGAAATGAAAGAAGAAGAAATAAAAGAGGAGTTTGAAAATATAGTTGCTAAAATTCTAAAGAAGTAATAATGGAGATAGGCAAAAACACAAAAATTAAATTATCTTTAGAAAGTTTTGTGTCAATAGGTGCTACAATAGCCATTGTTGTGACTATGTATTTGTCTTTAAAAAGTGAAATAGCCATAGCTAAAGAACTACCAAAACCAGTTATTACAGCAAAAGAATATGAGTTGCATGACCAGCTAATAAAAAACACAATAATGCAAACTCAAGAAGATATTGAAAAAATGCAAAAAACCTTAGATAGGATAGAAGATAAAATATATAATAGATGAGTATATTATCAAAAATATTTAGTAGTGGTGCAACAGAACTAATAAAAGGTGTTGGTGATGTTGTAGATAACTTAACTACTACAGAAGAAGAAAGACTAGAAGCAAAAAGAAAAATTGAGCATATGGTAAGTAGCTTTGAAGCAGAAATGCAAAAAGAAGTTACTACAAGATGGACTCAAGACATGAATAGTGATAGTTGGTTGAGTAAAAATATAAGACCACTTGTACTAATATTTTTAGTTTTTAGTACAGTTTTACTTATATTTATAGATGCAGGAGTTATAGATTTTGAAGTAAAAGCAAGTTGGGTAGATTTACTGCAACTTGTTTTGATAACTGTAATAGGTGCTTACTTTGGTGGCAGGTCATTTGAAAAAATAAAAAAATAATATGCCTTATAAATATTTTAAACTCAAAGAGTTTGCTTGTAAATGTGGTTGTAATCATAACAACATAAATAAAGAATTATTAGACATGCTTGAACAAGCAAGAAAAATGGCAAAATTACCATTTGTTATATCGAGTGGCTATAGATGTGAAAATCATCCAGAATCTATAAAAAATCCAACCTCATCACATATCAAGGGGTTAGCTGTAGATATAAAATGCAGCGACAGTAAAAGCAGAGCAATAATATTAGATGCTTTGGGGTTTGTTGGTTTTAGAAGGTTTGGGTTGCACGACTCATTCATTCATGCTGACATAGACGAAAGTAAAGCAAATCCAGTTATTTGGCTTTACTAAATCTTTATTAATTATTAATTTTAAAATATTCAAAAATGGAAAATATATTTAATTCAGTAAATAGTTTTATAGGTAAAATGACAGCTTTATTTGTAGGTTTATTATCTTTTGGGGTAATGGCTGAAATTTTATTTGGCAGTCCTGTATTAGGCATGTCAGTAATAGCAAATGTAATGGAAGTAATTAATTTATTAGGTGACAATGGTGTTGTAGGTTTGATAGCACTTGTCATATTGTATAATCTTTTAGAAAAAAAATAGTTTTTTGCTTGGATAATTAATATATATTTAATTATCTTTGCTCTGTTTTGTGGTTCTCACAAAATTCTCAAAGTGTTTAGTTTAGTTAAGAAAGGGGAGTTAATAACTTCCCTTTTTTGTGCAATATATGGCTACTTTTTTGTATAGATTTGTCCAAATCAATAACTTACAAAAATGACAAAACAATATGGAAAGCGTTTAAGATTGAGTGAGGAGGAGGTTGAAATGATCTTAGAAAGCAGAGCTGATAGCACAGCTAATATAAATGGAAACACAGCACTAGAAACACACTTATATGAGAGAGGTATAGATAAAAAAGATGTAGTATCTGTAAAGCATTGGCAATCTGCTAGTGGTGAGTACAGATTTAGCATAGTAACAAAAGAAGATGTATCTATAGATAAAAAAGATATTTTAGATAATGTATGTACTCTAATAGAAAAACATTCACCATACTACAAAAAACCAAGAAGAAGTAAAAATAAAGGAGGTCACTTATTAGTTATAAATCCTGCGGATATACATATAGGTAAATACGCAAACAAAGTAGAAACTGGTAATAAATATGATGTTGAAACTGCTTGTATGCGTGTTATAGAGGGTTTAGAAGGACTTTTAGATAAGTCAGAAGGGTTTGGTATAGAAAGAATATTATTTTGCGTAGGAAACGATGTTTTGCACGTTGACAATGTTTACAACACAACTACAAAAGGTACTAATCAAGATGTTGATGGTAAATGGTGGATGCACTTTGAGTTTGCTTTAGGATTATATGTAAAGTGTGTAGAGATTTTAAGAGAGGTTGCACCTGTAGATGTAGTACATAGTATGAGTAATCACGATTATCAAAGTGGCTTCCATTTAGCACATGCACTTAAAAGTTGGTTCAGAAAAGATAGTGAGGTTTCATTTGACATTAGTGTAGCTTATAGAAAATATTATGAGTATGGTACAAATCTTATTGGTATAGAGCATGGAGATGGTGCAAAAATGGATAACTTACCTTTACTTATGGCACAAGAAAGACCAGAGATGTGGAGTAACACTAAATATAGATACTGGTATTTACACCACTTACACCATAAA